TTCCCAAGCTATATCATCTTCTAATATTTTTAATAATTTTGCATAACCTCTTTCAGATAATATATAAATCCCAGATAATAATCCTTTGTTTTTTAACCCTCTATAAGAATTAATTGATTGTTGAGTAAATCCTAATTCTTTTATTTTGGTATCGTCCAAACCGACACCTAACAAATCTAATATATCTTTTCCATCTTTAAATCTTTTTCTATTCTTATTTATAAGCTCATTAATCTGTCTAGATTCTCTATTATGTATCTCGGCTATATCTTTTACTAGCATTGCTTTCTTATGTTCTCCAAATCCACCCTCAATATCATGAAATTTCATTCCCTCGATTTCTAAAGTTCCAAGTACTGTTATTTCTTTATTTATATTTTCATTCATAATCTATCTCTCCTTTATCATTTGATATATTCTCTATTTAGCTTTTTCACATTTTTATGAAAAACTAAGGACCTAATCTAACAAGCGGATTTTTTCATTGATTAGATAACATCTTCTAATATAACCTCAACTCTTGGTTTATCACTGTAATATTTACTAGCTACAACCTCAACAATCTGCGTATCATCTTTATAAGCTATCTCATTGAGTGAATCAGCTATAATCTTGACCACATTATCAATATCTGGTTTTTTATTGGGTCTTAACACATTATTTCTTTTCTGCTCTTTAATCTTTTTACTGTTACTTTTTGCTATAGAGTAATAACATCTTAAAGTCATTTTTATGTATCCAGTAAAATAATGTCTAACTTTAGATTGATATAACCATTTTATTAATTCTTCATAGTCCTTAGTTTTCTGTGGTGTATAGGTCCTTTTAGTAGCCAAGTTAAATCTAGGTCTTTCTTTACCAACTGGTTCTCCATCTATTACAAGAAAAACTTTCATTTTTTCACCTTCTTAGCCTTCTTCCTACATTCTTTACAACAATAAACATCCTTAGATTTTTCTTCAAGATAAAATAATTTTCCACACCAACTGCATCTTCTTCGTTTCATAAAATCACTTCCTGTTTAGCGTAAATCTTCTAGCTCTAAGTGAGAGTTTATTTTTATTAGTTCTTCTTCTAGAATTTCCAAACACTTATTTTTATTTTTTAAAATACTATTTGTAGAACGGCATTTTACTGTAATACCAGTTGGAATATGAGTAACTTCAACAGAATAATCTTTACTTTTCGCCATTTTCAAATCTTTAGGATGTATAGTATATCCGTTTTCTAATTTATATAGCTCATTTTTACCTTCAATGTAACTTTCACACACTTTCAAGTTATTAATTTCAATTCTTTCAAGCATACACATATGTTCAAAGTAGTTTTCACAATTATAATTTTCACAATATATATTAGCCATTTAACACACTCCTTTTATAAGTCAAAGTAAGTCTATAACATTCTAGTTTCATTCACAAACTTACCTTGACTTTATTTTTATAATTATCTTTCTGCATCCTTCTCTAACCAATTTTTATATGCTGTATCACAATCTTTACTTTCACAATCTCCCTTATCATTTATACAACTACCACAAATCTCTTTTCCAAATTCCTTATACACTTCTCTTTCATTAATATTCTTTAACTTGCACATTTCTTTATTAGTCATATGCTCACTCCTTGCATTTTCTAAATGATTCAACCACCATTTCAGTCTCTCCACAAGTATCTTCTGTAAAATCTATTTGTCTCCCATTAAATTCTCTTATATAATCTGATATATCATATATTCTTTGACACTTTTGTTCTATACAGTTACAAATATCATTTATACTTATTTCTTCTGGTATTTCAACTATAACTTCATGTTCTAAAGTCACTTTTTCCTCAAATTTAATTTTATATTTTTGCAATTTAATTCCCCCTTATTTTCATTTTTGAGAGTTACAAAACACTTCAAAAATATTCATACTAAAAGACATTTTGCAACTTTTAGCCCATTCTTTTTGCTATTTCATATACAACATTTGCAGTAACAGCATTTCCTGCTTGCTTGTACAGTTGACTATCTGAGCATACACTTGCTGCTCTTTCGTAATATTTATCCGGAAATCCTTGCAACCTAAAGCATTCCTTTGGTGTTAACCTTCTTATATCTCCATTTTTCAAAATTCCATGTTTATCTTGAGCTGTCAATGTGAACATTGTTTCTCCGCTTTCTTTAATTCTACGACCATTTTGTCTTTTATTTACCCTATCGGGCGTTAAAACTGCATTAACTAAAACTCCACTATTATCACAATTTCTATTTGTCACACCTGCATTATATTTTGCTTTAAGGCATCTAGCATTTATTGTTACTTTAGAGTTTTTATTTAAGTCTATAAAGTATAGACCTGTTTTAGCACCTCCACCTCCTGCCTGACTTCTAATACATCTAGCAATTCCAACTGCATCATAAATTCTATTTGTACTATGAGTTGGATTATTTAGTTGCTCAAGATTTTTTCTACTTTTTCTTTCGATAGGAAATACTTTTCGTGTACTTCGTCCTCTAAAATGTCCAACAATGAATATTCGTTCTCTATTTTGGGGTACTCCGAAGTTTTTAGAATTAAGAACTTGCCACTCTGCATCATAGCCGATTTCATCCAGTTCAACGAGAACTTTGAGGAAATCAAATCCTCCATTAACACTAAGTAGATTTTTAACGTTTTCAATAAGTAAATACTTGGGTCTATCTTCTTCTTTGAGTTCTCTAATAAGTTTTGTAACTGTAAAAAATAAACTTGAACGTTCTCCTCTGAATCCAAATTGTTTCCCTGCAACAGAAATGTCTTGACATGGGAATCCAAAACACCAGACATCTGCTCTTGGGATATTTTCTGTTCTAATTTCTCTAATATCTCTTTCAAACCATTCATCCTCCTTCGGTTTGTGCATGGCATTATAACTTAAATTTGCGAATTTATCATATTCGCAATGTCCCAAACATTTATGTCCTGCTTTTTCCATCCCTAGCCTAAAGCCACCTATCCCTGCGAATAAATCTAAAAATGTAAGCAATACAACGCCTCCTTATTTTCATTTTTGAGAGTCACAAAACACTTCAACAATAATTTATACCAAAAGATATTTTGCAACTCTCTAAACTGTTTTAATTACATATTTTCCATATCCATTTCATATTTAGATAAAATCTCTTTAAATGCTTTTGCTAACTCTGTTCTTATAAAAGTTGAATTTGAATCTTTAGCAGCTATATCAAGGTCTATCTTTTGATAATCCTCTTTGTTAGGAAACTTAAATCCTATTCTTATAGGACAATCTACATCCTCAAGATTTTCTATAACTCTCCCTGCAAACTCTGCACTACCTTGTAAATCCTCATAACTTTCTACTCTATTTTTTAAATCTTCATATTCTTTATATTCCATAATCTATTCCTCCTGTAAACTGTTTTAATTAGATATTTTCTGTATATAAAAATTCTTTTAATCTTTCTATTTCTTTGCTTATTTCATCACTTCAAATTTTTATAGCTCTACCTCCATGTCAAGCCACTTTTCGCATCCTGTAACACAACTAGTTGGATAACAATCATCTTTATTTGCATAAATGCAACAACTACACTCTGCATCACATTCAAACAAGAAATCCTTTAAACTTTCTTTATCTCTAGTTATTTTTTCAAAGTTAGTTATTTTCTTTTCTACTTTCTCTCCAACGAATTTTTCATAACAATCTGGACACATATGCTTATCTATGTTAATCATTTCATTTTCAACATTCTTTTTATATAGCTCAATACATTCTAAATTATTTTCTTCAAATATGCTCTTGCAAAAGTCACATTGTATAACTTTACTCATTCTTAAACCCTCCCATATTGTCGCAATTTTCACACTCTTTTAGATTCAATCTATACTCATAAACTCTACCAGCTATAAAACTTCCTATTACTAATATCACACTAGCTAACATGTTCATTAGATTTCATCCTTCCTATCATCAATCAGTATATTAAACCCACATGAACATTCTCTATAATATGTGTGTTCTTCAACTATTAATTTACCTTCATTGTTTCCTACCTTGTCATTACCACAGTTAGGGCAATAACAATACTTTTCTCCAAGTTTTATAATATCTTTTAATTTCATTTCTCAATATCTCCTTGAACCTTCTTATTTTTTCTTTTATAAGCTAACATTTGTGATACAAATTCAAAAAACAATCTCTCCAGCTCTTCTTCTTCTGAATTTACATAAACTTTGAAAAACTCCTTGTCTTTAGTTAACTGCATTTGTACTTTCATTTCTCAACATCCCCTCATACTCATATCTACTCAATATTTTTATAGCTATATCAATAGCTTTATTAACAGAACACTTTTTCTTATTTAATATCTTTTCAGCTAACTTAATTACTTGTTCCACATTTGCTAATACCATCTGACACCTCTTGAATATATTCCGCCTTCCAACCTTCTCTAGTTACTCTATTTTCTCTAGCTAAACAACTAGCATAATCTGCACTAATCTTTAAGTATTTACTTGCAGCCTTTGCACTTTTAAATATTCTAACTTCTCCAGTTTCAATATTAAAAACTTTTATAGGTTTGCCTTTTGTATCATTAGTTGATTTTTTTCTTATTTTCTTGAATTTCGATTCATTAAGTTTCAGCTTTATTTTCTTATTTTCATTTGCTTTTCTTACTTTTCTTAAATTAAGCTCAAACATATCTTCTATATCAATAGTTTTTTCTAAAAATGTTCCTGCATCTACCCAAATTTTAGCCATATTCTACCACTCCAAATCTTTAAATATTATTTCATAGCTACACTCACCAGCTTCAATAAATATACCTCTTTCATCTTGATAAATATTTTCTACTCCAATAATTCTTAATTCTGAATTTTCAAAGAATAATTTACACATATTGCCTTCTCTTAAATCTCCAAAATCTATAAGACATTCTTTGCCTGTTAAAAATGAAAATTCTTTTTCTTCTGTTTCAAAGTTAAAAACACTCACTAATTCCATAACTCTTAACCCTATTCCACAAATCTTACAATATCTAGCATCTTCGCTTATATCTTCATTTCTACATTGATAACAAACACTAATATTATTTTTTCCTGTCTTTCCCAACATTTCAGCTCTCCTCATTTTGAAATACCTAACATTTTATATTGCATTATTTTTGCTACAACTGCTGATAAATGCAATATCTTAAACCACAACATTTCTCTTTGTAGATACTCCCATCCAGATACTATTTCAAAAGTAGCTTTACCTTCATATTTTACTCGTTTAAATGGATTGTCTATTTCTGTACCCTCGAATGTTACTTCTTCAGCTCTTGTATCATTTATCTCAAAACTTCCCTTATCGCATTCTAAGAACACTTTCTCACACTCATATTTCACTCTTAGACCTCCAATATTTTTTAACTTCTAGGAAGTTAATAGTTATATTAACTCCCTAATAATTTTTGTATTTTTAATCACAGAAAGTTCTACTGCAATGTGGGCATCCAGTTATAAGTTCTTTACCAGCTATATTAGCATATCCTTTTGAGATTCTAGCTTCTTTAAAAAACCTTATCTCATAGTTTTGATAAATATTTCTTCCACATCTACAGCAAATCCCATCCTTTGGCGCAAAATGAGGGTAATCTTTTTTCTTTGCAAATCCTTTTTGTAACTTTATACATTTTGCTATTTCTTTATCCGTTATTTTTACTAATTCATTCATATTATTTACCTCCAATATTTTTTAACTTCTAGGAAGTAATATTGCATAATTACTCCCTAGATTATTTAACTTAATTAAAAAGGTATATCGTCATCATCTATTGCTTGAAAACCTTGTGGGTCTAATCCTGGTGGTACATATTCTTGTTTAGCATTATTATCATTTTTACTAGAAAGTAGTTCTAAAGCATTTACATTAACCTTAGTAATAGATTTCCAGCAACCATTTTCATCTTTGTAATTATATATATTTAACTCTCCAACAGCATATATAGGCTTACCTTTAACAAGATATTGCACTAAATTCTCTACATGTTTTCCTAATTGCTCACATTGAATAAAATCAGTTATTTTATTTCCATTTTTATCTTTAAACCTTCTATCTACTGCCATTGAAAAGGTTATTTTTGGAGTACCCGAATTTGGAAGGTACTTCAATTCTGCATCTGCAACTAATCTTCCAACTAAAGTTATTGTATTCATTTAACTAGCCCCCCTTCTATTTTTCTTCCTGCTCTTCTGTATACTCAACAAAGTAAGTATAAGTTGTCTTGCTATTTTGCTTCTCTCTAGCAATCTTTACTGTATATCCAGCTTTCCCAAGTAATCTTAATAATTCCAATCTATCTTGTTCGTTTAAAGAACCACTTCTTTGTGCATATATTCTCGCCATTTTATACCTCCCCTTTCTAGGAAGTAATATATTGATATTTACTTCCTAGAAGTATAATTTTATTTAAATTTAACCTTTTGACTTTTCTTAATTATGTCATCTAGTTCGTCAGGTGAATATTGAGTAAAGGTTTCATTGAAGTTATGAAACTTATTTTTACTCACATTAGGAGTATTCACATTTTTATGATTAGACTGCTTCTTCTCCTGTTTATTCTTTTTCTTCCTCTCAAACTCATTTTGATACTCTGTAAGTTCTAAATTAGTTTTTACACCTGCTTCTATCCAATTATTTAAGATTGTTTTTACATACTTATAATTCTTAACTCCACTGCCTACAGCTTCATCAATAGCTCTTATTATTACATCAGCTTCCATTCCATCATCTAA